GGTCAGCAACAGAACCTTCTGCTGCTATCTTAGCAATGTTAGCACCTTTAGGTATAAAGTGTATCATTTTTGCACCCTTTTTACCATAGCCAGCTAATCTAGCTGCCTTATATGCCTGTACACCAGTTCTAGCTGTAAGTCCTGCAGCCTTAAGACCTGCACCACCAATACCACCTGTAGCTGTAGCTAAGACACCAAACTCAACTAATCCTCTTACAAGATTACCTAAGCCTGATTCGTTTTCTGGAGCTAAATTATCTGGTATATCCCACCATGCTCCTCTCTTATAACCTTTGCTAGTTATATCATTTGCATCATCTATTTCTGCACCTAGTAGTTTGTTAAGACCTGTAAGTATAGTGTCACCAGATAAATCTAAGAAACTACCAACACTATCTACAGCGTCAATACCACCACCAACAAGAGCTTTGCCAGCTTCTTTTAGTGCCTCTACAGGGCCATCAGGTAAAAAACCTTGGTCTTTTATCTGTTCCTTGACCATCTTTGGGTCAAGTTGCATAGGGTTTATTGGTTGACCAGTTTGATCTAACACTTGACGTTCAGAACCTCTATCAAGATCAGAGTCATCAATGATGTTTTCAAAATCTTCTTCTAAACCCTGTTCTAATTCAAAATCTTCATTCATCGTCTAATCTATAAAATTGTTCTGTTTTAATAAGTTCTGCAAAAAATAAGTCAGAAAATACTCTGTCTTTTTTAAGTTGTTGAGCTTTACTTATTCTACCAACATCATATAATCTACCAGTTTTTTCAGTATACTTATCGTTTGCTGTTTTTAATAATTGTTTAAACTGTTTGTCACCAAGAGATGCTTTTATATTATAGTAAAGATCTCTACTCTCCATGTTTGCACCAAGTACTCCATAGAATAACTCAGTATCTGTTGTAGTTTCTAGCTGTTTAAGAACATTTTGTTGAGCCTTAAGTTTGGTCTGCATCTTATTCCAATCTTTCCAATCTTTATTGACTGTTCTTCTATTGTTACTACCTACAACATACTTAGGAGGCTCTACAAGTTCGTCTATTTCTGCTTGTATAATATTAGAGTTCATGTTGTTAGTTTCAGCTGATAACTCACCAAAATTTAGTCTAGTTATGTTTCCAGCTGCATCCTCTACAACATTTAAGAATTGATCTTTGTCATCAATATTCCAACCACGATAGTATGCTTTTAATACACTGTTAGTTAGTCCTTTATTACTAGCACTGTACCAATACTTACCGTTTCCAAACTCAGCAGCAACTTTTTGTATAGCAATAGATTTATTCTCAGTGCTTAAAATTGCTTTGTTAAGTAAATTATTTACATGTATTTTAAAGACTTTACCTTGTATATCTTCATTTTCATTATACTCTTGTCTAGTAAATCCAGCATTTGCTAGTATATCTGCAACATCAGCATCATCTATATCTGTATGGTCAAATCCTGCAGTATTTATAGCCCTATGTAAGTTGTTAACACTTATAAGACCAGACATGTCAATACCTTGTTCTTTTAGTTTAGAGTATGGACTCATCAAAAGTTCTCTTACATCTGCATTTTGTTCTTTAAAAAGTGTAATAATATCTTGACGATCTTTTGGTAATGACTCAAACTCTACCAAAGGTAAGTCATACTTTTCACGTAAAAGATTACCTAGTGTAAATGGATCACGTTTTTTAGGATCTATCATACTAAGTTTTTGAACTAACTCTGTTTCTCCAGAATAAACACCACCACTTTCTACAAACTTTAGTTGATTTTTTTGTGACTCATTTTCAAACAGTGTATCTGACAAAGTTAGTATAGCATCATCTCCTACAGTCTTATCTAATCTACCTTCAAAGTTTTGAAAAAGATTATCAGCTTCTGCAAGTTTTGTAGATAAAGATGTATCTTTAGCTTCTTGAAATATAGAGTTAGCAAACACACTAAGTTTATCTCCTCCAAAAGTTAACGCATAGGGATTACCTGCTAATAAGCGTTGTTCAGCTGTACCTCCTTGAGGATCTGCAGCTGTCTGCATTTGTAAAGTAATCTGTTCTGCAGCCTTTTTAAAGTAAAACATATTAGGATCCATGTCTGGTGGTATCTGTCCATCAAACTCTTTATTCTTTCTCATTACTTCTACTCTAGCCCAAATATCTGTATTTTTAGCATAGTATAAAGCATTTTGTAATAAAACACTTTTTGATCCACTTGTATCTAATCCTTTACTTGGCCCTAAAAAAGATAATGTTAAAGCCTTATCAAACTTACTATCGTCACCAAGATACATGTCAAGTAGTTTTTTACCTTCAGTAGTTTGATCCCACCTTACATCTTCTGATACTGCATTTTTATATTTGTTTTGATCGTCTTTATTTAAGGTCATATATGTAGCTACACTAAGACTACCATAACGCTCTATTTCTTTTCTAGCTGCCTTAGCACTATTATCTTTACCTAATGATACTGGTTTAAAACTAAAAGCATTATTAAAAATAGTTGCTGCTTCTGGTAAAGCACCATACTCTGGATTTTCTTGTAATTCTTTTATTTGTAACTGATAAGACTTATAAGATATGTAGTTTGGATTATCTTCAGTAAGTGTACTATGATATTTTAGTTGAGCTACTTTTAGTTTAAGATCTGTAGTTTGACTTCTAACTTTTTTAGTTAAATTATCTTCACGTTTTGCAAATATAGAGGCTTTTAAATCTTCCATCCTAAATTCTATAGGAAAAGCATTTACTAATGTTTTCTTACCTAAGTTTGGTATTTGATACTCTTTCTTTTCTATATGATTTAAAACCTCCATGATCTTTACATCACTGTCTAAACTTGCTACAGAATCAACAAAAGAATCTTTTAAATTCTTCTTATTAGCTGCCCCGGAGGAGCCTTGAGTACCTGCTCTAAAATGTAAGTTATTACCAGTTAAGACTATTTGATCTATAGCATTATCAAAGTCTGTTGTATCTTCTGTGTCAAAAGAAACAATAGCTGTATTTAAGTTTACGGATTGTAGCCTTATCTTTTCAGCTGCTTGAGCCTGTATTTCATCATTGAGCTTTTTATCTCGGTATTGTTGTAATTGTTTTGTTACACTAGATGTTAGGTATTTATCAACTATAGAACTGTTTACACCACTAATATTATTTTGATCTTCATACTCTTTGATAAGCTGGTTTTCTACTGCGTACCTATCTGCAGCATTTGTAAATGTATCATATTCATTTACTCTAATTTCACGGCCATCATCCATCGTGATAACAGTATCATCCTCGTTGGTTTTGTTCATAAACCAAGGCATGAAACCGTTAGCAGCTTCTATCATGTGAGCTTTAGTGTAACCATAAGCATAGTTAGACCCTAATCTACGTGCATTTAAAAGCCTATACTTTTGTTCATAACTTAGAAACTTCTCGTTTCTTTCAGCTTCACTAAGTTTTAACTCTGTTTCTGTTTCTAGTTGATTAATTTTTTCATTAATCTCTTTTACTTGACCTTCATTAAGTTTAGTTCTAGATAATGCTTCTTCATCACCTGCTAAACCAGCTCTGTAATCATTGTAAGCCTCTTGACGTTTCTTGTTAATGTAATCTACACCAAGAGTTTTTGCACCTGCTTGAACAGCTTTATTTAAGGAGTCGCTAAATTTTGCTAAGTTTTGTATTTCATATTGGTCTGCCTGAGCACTAAGGTTAGACAAACGATTTAGTTCTGTAATTTGTTGAGAGCTTGCTCTCTCCATACCCTTTGTGGTTTCGATTCTATTTCTATCCGCAGCCTTAGCAGCGTTAGCTATCTCTCTAGATTCATCAGGAGAGAGACGAGAACGAAAACCAGAAAATGAGGTACTTCTTTTATACGCCATAATTTTACTCTTTTAATGCGTTTTTAACACCATATCCAGTTGTTACTCCAGTCACAAATCCACTTAACAGTGGGCCAAGGATTGAAGGTTTGCGTGGTGGTTCCTGTTTAATAGGTTGTATTGTTTTAAAGGAAGCAGTTGGAGCCATAGGGGCTGATGTAGTGATTCTGTTATATGCACTAACATCGCTTGAGAATTGGTCAAGATTAACACCAAACTGTTTAATACCGTATGCTTTTGTAGAATCAAATACAGAGGCATCTAGTTGAGCTTGTGCAAATCCTAACTCTCTTTCAGCTTGATCTAATGAAAGCATCATTGATTGACCAGCTTGCTGACCACTTGCTAACATTGTACCTTGAGCTTGTATAGATTTTGCTAAGTTTTCTTGACTTGAGAATAAAGATTCGGTAATTTTTTCACGAAGCTCTTGTTGAGCAGATTCACTAGCCCGATTAGCTTCAATTTGGTTTAGTTCTTTTTGTCTGTAGAAAGCAGTTCTTGATGCAGCATCAGCTTGTAACTGAGCTGTAAATACCTCACCTTTACGTTGATCGTTGTAAGCTGAGATGGTTATATCATTAATGTATTTCTGCCGTGCAATAGCGTTGGAACGGTTTACAGCATCGACTTGTGCTCGATGTTGCCTGTTCTGTTGCATTATGCCAGTAACGGCTTGAGCACCACCCGCAGCAATACCTAAAGCTAAGGGACTACACATGGTTTTATAAATTGTATAAGAGGGACATTGTTATAGACATGATAGTTAATAAAGTTGAAACCAAGTAATTTTAGTAATTTTATATGTGCTTCATTTCGCATATCTGCTTGATTACACAAGTAAGGATTAAGTAAACTGTTTATCCAGCGTTTAGCTTCTCTCACAAATGTATGTGGGTATTCAGTACTAGCATCAGTACATAACATCCAAACAACATTATGTGGAGTTACACCTGCCACTCCAGCAGCCTTGCCGTTGGGAACCGTAAAGTATACGGAATAGGTTGAATTGTAAAATGATTCTATTATGGAAGCCTCAGCAGTTAATCCTGTGGTTTGCTCTGTCTCACGTCTATCTTCATAGCGTAAGTTCAGACCTACACTTAGAGCTAACTCTGGTGTGCAAGTCTGAATATACTTACCTTCGTACATGTCGTCTATTGTGGTATATGCCATCCCAGCTTGCTGAGATTATAGCGGTTGAAAAGGGGTCGGGTATTTGTATTTGTAAAGTATATTTCTCATTCTTACGTTGTACTGGAACTCTTACACTTGTAGCTAAGGCTGCAGGAGGCTTATCAAATACACTAGAATTAGATAATACACCAGACTCAAATTGTACATAATCGTCTATATCTTTAGTAATATTACCACTAGCATCTACATATTCAAATGGTGATGTTAAATGAAACTCTAAAGGCCCACCTACACCCATTTCAAAGTTGATACCAGAGATACGTAAATCACCATCTGTATCATAGGTGTTTTGACCTACGTTTAGATAGTATGTAGGTAATTCAATAATAGTTGTATATTTATAACCTACAGCAACTTTTGCTGCACTATGTAAGTTAATATTATTGAATGTAACACTGTTAGTACCTACAGCATCAGCTGTTCTTACAACTCCAGCTATAGAGTTACCATCGCTATCGTTACCAGATAAACCAACCATAACTAAGTTTGTAGTATTAGCAGGTGTATATGGTATTGTAAGTACAGTTTTTTCTGGAGCTGTAGTTGTTTGAGCTGACCCAGCCACGTTTGTAGCTATAGTCATCATATCTAAATGTGCTTCAAACTGTCTCGCAGTTTTAAGTGGTGATCCTACATCAGAGGCTGAACCACCTAATACATATGATCTAGTATTATCAGCATCCGATACATACTCATGTCTACAGAGTTTATAACTACCATCATGAAAAGTGACTGTAAAGAAACTACCACCTGTATATAACATGTGTTGCATAGTTCCTGTAAGTGTCCAACTATACCATGCTGATTGTTCACGTTGCTGTCCAGTATTGTAGTATTTGTAGTGATATACTGTACTATCACCTTTTTTACCATAAGTAGTGATACCTATAGCTGTAGAGTTTGCAGATTTAGTTATATCTTTAGGTAAAAACTCTGGTACAACTCTTGTTTGTTCTAGTATGTTAGGAGGTGTAGCATCATCTAATATAGTAGCTTCAAACGCTCTAGCATATGCAGACACATTAGATGTAAACAGTACGGATGTACCAAGATCTACAGGCTGTATAGTTGCATCACACTCATAACTAGATACTTTTTTTAATCTAACTGTTTTTGGACTAAATATATCAGACTCTGTAAATAATAAAAACTGACCATTATCACTAAACATCATCATACCTCTTTGTATAGGTAGTATGTGATTAATAAATGCAGGTTTTACATCAGAAACTGTTATATCTATAGGATTATCGTCACTTGTTGTTATAGCAGATACTATAAAAAAATCAAAGTACTGACCCGGCTTACTCATTACAATTTGTTCGCCAGAAATCATACCTAATCTGTTTCTGTGAAAAAACATTTCTTGTATAGTAGTACCAACAAACGTAGGAAATGGGTTAGATGTGTCATCACCTACCTCTCTGTTTTTCCAATAGTTTTCAGTACTACCCTTACTAGCTTCATCTAACTTAGTAAAAGTAAATGTACCATTACGGTTGTTTATCAAAGCATGTGGCATTGTTGCGGGGTCTAAACCCAATACCATAGGGTCACTACTAGATGAGAAGTTGTGAGGTCTAACACATTCGTTATAGCTACCAGCACCAGATACACCATTGTTAGCTTCAAACTTTACATAGTAGTCATCTGTATCTAAGTCAGCAGCATTTGATATTTGTGCTACATAACCATGTTTATTCATAGCTGGTAGTCTACTAATATCTTGTGCTTTTTGACCTATAACACTCATGTTTTCATTTACAGCACCACCGAGAAAGTTTACACCATCTGCAGCAGATCCATTCATAAATAAACCACTACCTATAACTTCAGCTGTAACATTAGCAAGGTTACTATTAACAGCAGTTTTAAGGCCGTTTAAAATAGTAGCCATAGAGATAGTACCATTGTCTGGATTTTTAGGTGTTTTAAAATAACCTATACCAGCAACTCCTTCGTATGTTGTTACTGGTTCTACAGCTTCAACTGAAATACGATAGGTTTCACCTTCCATAGTTACATCTATAAATTTACCCTCTGCCGTAGTTTTGTTTGTTTCTTTAATAAGACCACCATCAGTCAAAGTAACTGTAGCTGTATATCTAACATCGTAATCCTGTATGTAACCTAAAAAGTTAGAGGATGATGTACCACCGCCATCGTAAGTTGCCGTATTGTTTGCAATATAACTGTTACCATTTACCTGTAAACTACCTTCAATATTTTCACAGTTAGTAGCACCAGAAGTATTTACTGCACTACCTCCAGAAAATGACCAAGTTAATGTACCAGATTTACTTTGATCTTCGTTAGTATCATCAAAGGTTGGCCCTTGAGGACTACCTCCAGACATCCTATCTACCTTTACAGAAGTAACCCTGTAAAATGTATTGGGTGATGGAGCTGTACCGCTATATAAAATGTATTCAGTATTGTAAGCAACAGTATCCAGCCTAGCATATGAATATTCTCCGTTGTGTATTGGTGTAAATGTGTTACCTGTAGTACCTACAACTTTATTAGGGTTAGCTATAATTGTGTAGTCTTGAATTGTGGTAACTGCATAAGGTGATGTAGCTCCAGCTAAATATGCAAAAAGAGAATCTCCGCTAGAATTTGTCAGAGATTTTTCAGTGCCGTCAGCTAGATCCCATACTCTTATAGGCATACCACCACTGTTGGATGGTGTAATTTGTACTATATATTTTTCATCTCCATCTCTTAAAATTTCATACCAATGACCAGATGAAGTTGCATTGGTAAGAGTACCTACAAACTCTGCAGGTGGGCGTTTTGTAAGACCAAACGTAATATCTGGAACGGCATTATCACATACCCTTAACTGTCCCGGAAATTTAATTTTATCTGGTTGTTGTGATACACCCCCTAGAAAGTTTGGGATACGTTGATTAATTGCTGCCATTACATTCTTCTTAATACTTTAAATGGTCTGTATACAGTGTTAGCATCTTGATGATACTGATAGTCATTGAATATATTATGATCTCCCTGTTTGTTCTCATACTCCACAGCAGCAGCTCTTGCAGCAGCCTCATCTGATTCTAATAACCTAGCAGATGGTTGACTGTTTACCATACGGTTAGAGGCGATTCTGGAGGCTCTAGTAGTAATATAATCTTTAAATACTTGTGGTAGATCCTCAAAATCTAACATCCATATCATATCAAAATATAATTTATCACAATTTTCAAAGGTAAATGTATGACCTTTTTTGTCGTATACTTTCAGTACACCGTTGTCACTACGTCTTACAACATCATAATCTTTACCATGTTGAAAGATATTTAGATCCATTTGTAAAACATTATTAGGAACTATAACTTGATTATTAGTATCGGTGTCAATAGGGTACTCGTTCTCTGTGTTGTATGACCAGCCCTCAGCTTGTATCTCACGGCAGACTTGCCTTAGAGTCTTTTGTGCTATAGCCACTTCGGGGCTTTGCACTGTTAATGTATTAACTGGGGATTCTCCAACGCTCATCAGGATTGAGTTGACAGCATCTAGTTCGGTAGACACTCCGTAAGATATTTGTGCCATAAAAAAAGGGGGGCGTGTGCCCCCGTATAAAATGAATAATTATGAGAAAGCTGCTGGCTTTGTAGTTGTTCCTGCGAACAATTCTACACAAGCTGCTGGGTTCACATAGTCTGCTCCCATAGCCATGCGTCCTAGTATGACATCACCTTGGTAAACCACGGAAACGTCTCCAGAAGTTACTTGAACTTGTGGGCCGATTGTTTCAACTACACCTGCAGCCTCACGCTGGAAGATTAATCCACATGTGTTTGCAAAGTTAGATGCAGCACCATAGTTTTGGCGTGGGCCATAGTTGTTACCTGTAGCTGTTGTAGCTGTTTCGATACCTTCAGATACGAATGATCCTGTGTTTCCGGGATCTACTGTATCAAGGTCAGTTGCAGCTGATGGGCTAGATGCAGGTGCGTACTTAGTACCATACTTAGAGAAGAATGGGACGTTCATTGATTTGTAGATTTGAATACCTGCAATTTCAATTACTCCGTTACCAGACTGAAGTGCTGTACCTTGTACGTCTCTGTTAATTAGACCGTTACTACCAGCTCCTTTTATAAGTTCGTAGTACTGTCTAGGGTTAAGTACGGCAACCCGACCATCATCAGATACTCCTTTTTCATCTAAAGCTGCTGCAGCTTCATAAAATGCTTTTACGAGTTCTGTATCATCAAGTGCATCATCAGCGTTAGAACCTGCTCCAACTCTGATTTGTGTACCACCCGGCTCGATGAAACCAGTTTTTGAAATAGGAGAAGCCTGTCTAGCACCTTTAGCGATAGCTCTGAAAATTAGTCTATCATATTTTTGTGCAAGAGCATATCCAATCTTCTTAGAAATTTCTCCTCTCAATTCATAGTGTGCTAGTGTTTCATCTAGCTCGTAGACAAATGCACTAGAGATAAGTAGGTCATCTACTGTGATTGTCTTTTCTGCTACAGGTGGAGTTTTGTCAGAGTTTCCTAATATACTGTTTCCGGGAGTGTGGTATTCCGCACTTGTGCGTCCAGTATAGATGAACTGTAGACTCTTTCCGTTTGTGAGTGTACGCTTCATTACGAGATCTCTTGCGATTGTCTCTCTTTGGAAGCCAGTAAACATCTCACCTGAGAACAACTTTAAATAGAGGTCTCTGTTGTTTGTTGCGTTCTGTGAAGAAGCATTACCAATCCTACCCAGAAAGGTTTGTGAAGTAGGATTACTTGTTGACTGTTGTGCCATTATTTTGTAAGGTTATATGTATCGTCTCTAGATCTAGAATTATAGGAGTCTTAATTAGACTCATTAAGATTTGTGGTCTATCCCACCGTCTAGACGGCATTAGGTGTCTCCGTAGAGGCTAATACCAAATGTAGAGGGAGGCATTGCACCTCCCATGTCGCTTAACGAACTACTTTATGAAAATGTAAATTTGGACGTTTTTCAGTCATGTGCGTTTTAATGTGGCTTAATTCTAAAGCACCCATTATAAGAGCTAGACCGATTATACTAAACCAAATTGCTCTGTCATTCATTTGATAATTTTGGTGTAAGCAACGCCACGATATACGTAAGTTACTGTCATGGTAAACTCCCATATACCTAAGCCCCGTTCCATGCTTAGGTTGTCATGCGTCCTTTGCAGGATGAACGGACGTGGCGTTGGCGGTTTATAGGATGCCGGGAATTATCTGGCCTGTTGTGATATAAGTACCAATAGCTATTACAAAGCCTAGCATAGCTAGTCTGCCATTTAACTCTTCTGCAACATGCCATTTGTCGCCTTCGTGGTTGTGGTGTGTCATTTTTTTCTTCGTTTGTGGTTGTAGTTAATTCTACGTGAACTTGTTTTAGATTTTCTAAAT